GGTGAGCCCGGCCGTGGCGCCGGGCGCGTTGCCCGCCCGGGCGACCATGGCCACGCAGACGGACTTCACGTTCTCATCGAACGTGGGGTTCGAGCCGGCGAGGTACTGGACACCCATACGGCGCCGATATGCCCCGCGCAGGTACGCCGAGGCATCCTCGAGCAGCGCGGCAACCCTGGCCTCGTCCTTCGCGGCAACGCAGCGCGCCTCGTAGTCGGCGACTGTAGCGAAGGCGTCCACTAGAGCGTCTCCAGGATGGCGATGAGCTCCGCCTTGGTCGCCTTGCGCGGGGCGAAGCCGTTGGCGGCCTCGATGGCATCGCGCAGCTGCTGCACGGTCATCTCCGGCGCGGGCTTCTCGTGCACGGGCTGCTCGGGCTCGTCGTCCACGACGTCCTCGCCCTCGTCCGCCTCGTCCTCGACGGGCTCCGGGGCGGCCTCCGTCTCGGCGGGCGGAAGGTCGACGAAGCCGCCGGCGGACAGCTCCGCGAAGCGCTCATCTGCCAGCTCGACCTCCTCTCCCACGTAATGCACCGCGAGGGTCTCGCGGTCACGGTACGGGTAGGTGACCAAAGCGATCATGGATGCTCCTTAGGGTTGCCTAGGCGGTCGGGGCGATGGTGCCCTTGACCACGAAGTCGATGTACTCGGCGAAGAACACGAGGCCGACGTAGGCCACGGTGTCGTAGGTCAGGCTCTTGAGCTCGGGCGAGTGGGACACGGCGATGTATCCACTCTCGTCGGAGTAGAAGCCGAACAGGTCGTCGCCGTCGGTCGGGGCGACGTAGACCTTGATGTTGTCCTTGACGGTGGCATAGATCGTGCCTGCGGCGACGGAGCCGGTGGAGACGAGCGTGCCCAGGCCCGCCCAGTTCTCGATATAGGAGATGCCGAAGGCGCTGAAGACCTCGGACTCGCCGATCTGCTTGGCGAAGTCGACCGGGTTGGCGAAGTAGACGGTCTCGCCGCTGCCGAAGCCGTACTCCTCGGTGAGGTTGGACAGGGCGGCCCAGGCGTTGGCGGCGGTGGCCACGAGGCTCTTGCCGGTCGCGGCGGTGGTGCCCTCGGCGCCGAGCGCGGCGACGAAGTCCTTCTTGATGTTGCGCTGCATGTCGGAGATCATCGCGGCATCGGTCTTGTCGACGGCGCCGTCGTAGCCGCGCTTCTTGACCTCCTGCAGCGTGGTCTGCTTGCGGTAGGGCTTGAGCGTCACCTCAAAGGTCGTGACGTCCTCGTAGGCGTAGCTGGACAGCGGGATGTCCTGGCCGGGGGTGTACTCGGCCTCGGAGAGCTTGCCGGTGATCTTCTTCTGGTGCAGGGTCTCGCCGACGGCCGCATGGATGGACGCGCAGGTGGACAGCATCGCCGTGAGCTTCTCGAGCGACTTGGTGAACGTGTTCACGAGGTCGACGTTGCGCGCGGCTGCGAGGGTCTTGATATCGGGCATTGGGGCCCCTTTCTCCCCTTACTTGAAGAGGTCGATGTTGGCGGCGATGGCCGCCATGCGTTCCTTCTTGTCCTCGATTCCGAGGATGTCCTTCTTGGAGGGCTTGCCGGGCTTGGGCTTGCCGCCGGCCTCGGGCACCTTCGGCGCGCCGCCGGCCGGTTTCATGATGGCCGCCACGGCCTTGGCCTGCTCGGTGAGGGCGTCCTCGTCTTCGCCGTTAAGCGTGGCCACGATGGAGCGGTCGAGCCCGGTGGCCTTGGCCACGGAGTCGACGAGCGCGGAGCGGGCGGCGCTCGCCTTGAGGGCGGCGTTCTCGCTCTCGAGCGCGCTCAGGCGCTCCTCGACGGTCGGGTCGGTCTTGGTCGCGGCTGCCTTGAGCTCGTCGAGCTCCTTGAGGTTCGCCTTCGAGCGGCTCTCCCACTTGCGCGACTCCTTCAGCGCGTTCTCGTAGAGCGCCTTGTAGTCGGGCGCCGGATCGGTCTCTCCGCCCTGTGCAGGGTCGATCGGATCGGTCTCGACGGGCGTGGTCTCCTGGGCCATGCTCCCTCCATTTCCGCCCCGTGCGGGGCATCGTCCTGCCCCGTGCGGGGCGCTTTTCGGCATGAAAAAGGCCACCCGTGCGGATGGCCTGGTTCAACGTTTTGATCGGGTTTCCCCGTATGTGTGGCGACGAGATCGCTGCCTTATGGCTAGATGCCCAGCTGCTTCTTGATGAGCTCTGAGGCTACGATCGTGCATGTCTGTTTGACGACCGACAGGGACGTCTCGCCGACTGCCTTCGAGATGGCGTCTTTCGCCCTCCCCCACACCTTGGCGGAGCGGATGGCATCGAGATAGTCATACCCATCCCATGTCAGACGCGAGACGGTCACCCCGAGAGGCTCCTCCCCGAAGCCGTCATAGGACACCTCCGCCTCCACGAGGCCGTAGTCCCTCAGGAGCTCTACGTGAAAGGCAATCTGGTTAATATCGTACCGGCCGGAGCAGAGGGCAGTTTCGTCTACCCCGCCCTCGGCGGACTCGGCGGTCATGAGGATGTACCTCACGATATCGAGGTCGCGCCTCATATCGCACCTCCGGAAGAAAGGGTGCGCGCCATCATGCGTAAGCCTCCTCGGGAAGGTTGCCGTCGATGGCGGCATAGGGTAGACCGTCGCGGTCCTCCCAGCTCGCGCAGACGTAGTCGTATTTTTCGAGTTCTACGCCATCGTCGTCAATCCATGCGGGCTTGAACTCATCCACAAGCTCATTCGGGACGGCCCAGCCGAACATGTCCTCGCAGTGCTTCCCGCCAATGACTTGCTGAGTGGCGTCAACAGTATCGAAGAAGAAAACCATTCCGTGGCGGCTCAGTTGGGCGTTGAGTAGTTCGACGGAGTCAGTGATGTATTCGCTGAACCTATCATTCAGCCCCACCGTGAACTCGATCCCAGAGTTCGTCATATCGGGCGCTCCCTCCCCTCCTGTACTTAAATAGGGTCACGCGCACGCTCTTGTCCAAGTTGACGACAGCTATGTCATCCCCGCGGAAGTAAACGGCACAGTGCTGCACCTCTCGACCGTTCGAGATATCGGTAAACTCTACCGCCTCATGCTCGTCGATGACCTCCGACATTATTCTATCGTACTCGTCTTGGCCAAGCCTTGACCTGTAGTCGATTCCGTATTCGCCGGCATGCTTCTTCGCATGGATATTTCTCTTTGCGCCGTTTAGCCAGTTGGGAACCTCAGAGGATATGGGAGGCCGCGCGGAACCGGAGGAAATCACCGCCTCCGACTTGCTCAGCCAGCTTCGCGCCACATCGTAGAGCGTCGGCGTGGCGTCGGCATTGGCCAGGATCTTCTCGGCGAGCGCAGTCGCCTCGTCGAATTCCGCCCTCGTCCTGCGGGTCCGCAGGTATTCGTAGAACTCCTCGGCGTTTGCGAAGCCGTTCGCCTTGATCTCCGCGTTGAGGCGGGTCGCCGCGCTCATCCATCCGCTGCTCTTGTGTCCGACCTTGCGCATGTGCGCGGCGGGGTTGGTCTTCCTGACGTTCTCGGGCAGCTCGCCGCCCTCCATGACCTTGCGTCTGAGCTCCTCTCGCTCGGCTGCGCTCAGCCCCGCGGTCGCGTCGACCTTCTCGAGCTGCCACCACCGCTCGCGCAGCTCCTCCGGCCGCACGCCCTCCACGAGCTCCGCGTCGGGGTCGTCCTCGAAGCCGGGGACCACCTTGCAGTCGCAGTGCCGGTGGAAGTGCTTGAACTCGCCGGCGGATTTGCGCGTGTGGTAAACCGCGCCGCGGCTCGCGAGCATGATGCAGAAGGTGCAGGTCTCGAAACCCGTCGGCACGCGCGCGAAGCGCACGCCGTGGTCCTTGTCGCGGCCCACGTTGGAGATGATCGTCTCGTTCAGGCTGCGGAGCGCGTCGTTGCGGGCGTACTCGCCGCACGCCCTGGCGAACGCCGTGTCTCCGCCCTTCACGAGCTTCTTCGCCTGGTATCTGGCAACGGTATCGACCGATTCTGGCCTGTAGGTCGTCATGGTGACGGCCTGCTGCAGCCTGGCGCCGTTGCGCTCGGCTAGATCGTCGTACCACTGCGCCGCGAACTCCGCCGCGACGTCGTCGTACCCCTGGACGAAGCCCTCCATGATAAGCTTCGCGGCCTCGCGCTTCTCGGCGACGGTCGCGCCCTCGTGGGCGCGGCACCAGGCGAGCACGGCGGCCTCCACATCGGATGCCGCCCTGTCGCCGATCTTCGCCACGGCCCGGTTGTAGGCCGCGAACTCGGCCGCGCTAATCATAGGCGGGCGGCGCGGGCTCCGCCGCCTGGGTGACGCCCGCCATCAGGTCGAGCGCCGCCGAGCGCGTCACGTTGCGCCTGATCTCGGACGAGACGTTGCGCACCTCGTCGTCGTCGAGGCCGTTGAGGCGCCAGAAGGTCGGCGTGCCGGCGAAGCCCTCGACCACAGACGCGAGCTTGATGGAGCTGTCGGTCTGCTGGGCCAGCGTCGGCATGGCTGGGTTCAGGAAGTGGACGGACACGCCGCAGGCGTCCTCGGCCTCCTCGTAGGAGCACCCGAGTTCCGTCGCGATCGCGGCGGTCGCGGCATTCGCCAGCGCCGCCTTGGCCTCGCGGATGAAGCTCTTGCACTTGAGGATGAGCGGCTCGTTCTCGGCGTAGATCGCCTCGGCGGAGCTGGGGTTGTCGCTCATGATGCCGAACTGCCCCACGTGGATGCCGGTCGCTGCGCTCATGCGCTTGCACAGGTTGCCGAAGTGCTCGGTCATGGGCTGCATGCTCGGCTGCGTGAGCTGGCCGAACTGCGGAATCGTGCCGTCCTCGGTCTTGGTGACCTCGAAGATGGAGCCGATGAAGGCGCTCCATTTGGTCTTGTCGGCGAACGCGTCTCCGTCGGTGCCCAGAAGGTACTTCTGGGTCGAGGCGGCGAACGCGGCGGCGATCTCCTCGTTGACGTTGGCGCGCATGGCGCAGTCGATGTTCCAGCGCACCTCGGAGTTGATCCTGGACACGCCGAACGGTCGGTCGTCATCGGGATTGTGCGGCATGACGAACATGGGCACGGCGCCCAGGCCGTGCTCCACGTACTCCGCCGCCCACTCGTTGCGGCGAACCTCGCGGATGCGCACCATGCGGTCCGGCAGCATCACGTTGACCCAGTCCGGGCGGTCCGTGGGCCGCCCGCGGTCCTTGGCGAAGGAGACGACGAACATGCCGGAGGACAGGCACTCGTGGACGTCGTCCCAGATGCCCGTGCACAGGGTCGGCGGGTACGCCGAGATGCGGGCGTGCCCGTCCTCGTCCGCCGTCACCACGAGCATGGAGAAGCAGTACTTGAGTGCGGAGTTGACGGCCTTGCCGACGCGCGTGGCCATCTTGTTGCGCTTGGCCACGGAGGTGAGCAGGCCGTCGAAGTCCTCGTCGTCGGGGCACGTGAACCCGTCGAAGGCGATGTGGTCGCGCATGACCTCCACGCACTTGTATCCCCAGCCGCACGCGACCTCCAGGTCGCGCAGCGAGTCTGGCACGGCGATGCCGAGGTCCTTGAGCATGTTGCGCGCCTCGTAGTAGTCCGAGCGCAGGAGGTTGCCCCTGTAATGGGTCTGCCAGCTGTTGAGCAGGCAGCGCACCGTCTCGCGGTCCTCCTCGAGCAGGCCGTCGGCGGACGCCACGGCGTAAGGTATCGAGATCAAGTGACCCTCGCCTTCATTCCGGGTTTTCTCTTCGATGTGTTGAGCGCGAGCAGCGCCAGCCCCGCGGCCTCGATGGGCGCGGCGTTGTCGCCGCCGAAGCCCCAGCCGCCCGACGAGCCGCTCCTGCGCTTGGGGGACGTCTCGGCCGACAGGTCGAGCGCCGGGCACGCGATATGCGTGACCGAGCCCGCCTTCGCGCCGGACGAGATGAGGCTGGCGGCGGTCACGGCCTGGTCGGTGCTCGGGCGCAGGGTGTAGTCCTTGTGCA